ACATCAGTTTAAATAAGCATGATTTAAGTCAATTAATTAAACAAATTGACCCAAGTTTGACACAAAAGCACAACAGATTACGTAATAAGTTCATATCATTGCTACAAATGTTAATTGATTTTCCTATCTTGGTCAACACAATAACAACAGTAGACAAATACGAACATAATATTATACATAATCCTAAATACTTATAATGATGAGCTTATTCGACCAAACAATACTAATATCATATACATTTGACGATGAAATGCTAAACCTATTTGGTATAGACAACAAAGAAAGATTAACAGATACATTAACAATGGTATTCAACGATAACAATAAGGATATTAATGTTAACCTCGCATTCATTAAAGAATTAATGGATGAGACGACAATCTCTAGAGATGAAGCAATAATCTTAGCTTATCAAGCTGGTAAAATATATTCTGAAATAGAATATCTAAGACAAACAATACAAAGCTTCAACGACAATTAAAATTACATTCTTATCCCATAAACCGACCCACCGAAGGTAGCGGATAGAAATGACAATGTCAAGTATTTAATCATTAAATATGATTAAATGACAAAAGAATGACAAAACTACTTACTTATGCCAACAGGAATAGCTTTATGCTATTCTATGAGACATATATAATTGCCTTGACGTCGAGTCTTCAAGGTTACTACTAAATATCTGGGTAGTACTTGAAATTATATAGGAGCTGGAATGTACGCCAGTGATAAGTAAGTATGATACTAGGGGCAACTGTGATAAGAGCAGTTAGCCCGTTCAAATTACTCTCATCCAATTTGCAGGCAGTGGTATGCGTAGAAATACTCATATGTTAACTCCGTTGTAGGCGGACCAACGCAGGACAAGGATTGCAACCTTGTGAGAGTATAATATTGTCTTTGTACTATCTGAGTATAGCATTAACTATACAATAAGCGCGGGCTTAAATTACTTCAAGGAGTAATAGATAGATAGCATAACATTTAATGGGTTATGTGAGTGAGGTTCAACTCCTCTACAAAGATAAAGAGATTAAGAGTGGATTTGGAGATTTGCTAGTCATCATAACCCTTAATTAGGTACGTATGCAACCGCGCAGCCAGTATCAGCTTTTATAATATTACTCTCATCCAATTGCAGGATATAACAGTAATGCCAAGATTGATTTCCTCTGGTTTGTTAATATTAGGTGATGTCTCTGAACAGTTAAGCAAGACTATTAAAGCAACCTTGTGAGAGTATGATAAACTAGTCCACGGATAATTTGAGTGATTTCTTATTATCAAGGACAGGGAGGTTCCCCATGACGGCCCAGTAGCTAGTAATACTACGAATGTGGAGCAAGTAGGTAAATAGGCTGATTTAATCACAGTCTATTTGCTTGCTATACATTAAAATATTAAAAGTGGAGTCCTGGTGACATACTAGTTAGTCATAACCCTTAATTAGGTACATATGCAATCGCGCAACCAGTATCAGCTTTTATAATATTACTCTCATCCAATTGCAGGTAAATTAACAAATGGACACAGTATTCCTTATGCATAAGGATACAAACCTTCAAGGTGCAACCTTGTGAGAGTATAATTACTAATCCTTTACTCTTTTAGAATAGAAGTATTCTATTAGATGGAAAGTAAAGGTAGAACCATAACTCACAACGCACGTTGTTATGGTATCTTAAGAGTGCAAATTATATATACAAAGTTACTGAAAGACCCAGAGTGGTGCAGTAACAAGTGTTGGTATATATTCTGAAAACAAACGGCTATTAAACAAGAGATAAGGTTAGCAAAGGAATAATAGAGGGCGGCAATCCTCTACCTTTAGCACTTATCTCTTGTTTTATACAAAGACTACCAACTTTTAGCTAGGGTTGGATAGTTTCAGCAGGCGTGATATATCTAAAGGAGTAATTACCTGATTAGATATACCTGTTTCTGGGAAGGAGTTGGAAGCCATGCCCACTATTAGCTAAGACTTTAAAATCCTCATTAAATCCAAGAGGTAGACAGTTGCAAATGTCTTTGGTGCTGATAAAAGTAATCTAAAATCGTATCGCAAATCGACTAGGAAAGAAATCTTCAGCTTATTTAGAATGGTGAGAATCCATACAACGCTTAATATATGCCGTGGCTTATGTCTACCCTTGAGGTAGCATTAGTGTCCTACAGAATATATTCGTCAGCCTTCATGACGTTAGAATAAACCAGTAATGGTATAAACTGAAATTACTCTATGGATGAGTAATTTTGGGATGTGTAAGCATTTCATAGAAAGGTAATATAATATCTATAATTTGGTAAGCTAGTGCTTTAACGAGTGATGCTTAGAATTATAGACAACTGAACAGGTCGGTTGTTGAGATAGAAATATCAATAAGAATTATATTAGGTAATGGTAGTATAGTGTTGTCACACTTGAAGCTGTTATTAACTGACATTTTGATTTGGTTGTAGAAATACACTGATGTTGAATGTATCGTAGTAAGTAGCTTTGACAAGCAAAAGCAGAACGAAGTTTAATCTAAACTCCCCAAAAGGTAGCACGATTATAAACTTCTAAGCGTCTTCGTTTAGTTCCCTGAATCCTTTAACTAAAATCTATGATTATAGAAAAAGCAAAATTAGTTTAGAAACTATTGAGTTACCATTAAGTTGGTTAACAATATTCTTATCCTGTTGTAATATACAGGTACATGTAGACCGCAAGTCTTATTGTAAGAGGAATGAGTATTATTTAACTAGTAGCACGCAAGCTATTTACCTCGCAAGGGAGTTAGTAAGAAAAGGAATCTATGTCCTCAATAGTAGTACCAGCAAATGGTTAAATTTGTGAATATGTTAAGAACTAAGTAGTAATACTTAGTGTGTGTAATGTCTAGAAATGGATTAAATACTTAACGTAAAAGACGAACACTCAGTCTATTAATTTATTACAGCCGTGGGCGTGCTCGAAATTCATCGTACGTAGTGGCTTGAGTCATGTGAAAGCATGACCTAATTTTTTATTTATTAACCTTAAAACTATTGCGTTATGTACAAAATTATAAACTTAAATGCCTTTTGTAAATACGAAGGTAAAACTCCTGAAATAGGAATAGCTGTTGACGGATGCTTTGCATCAAAAGCATGGATCGAATCAGATGAAAAATTCAATGATATACTTGGAGAAAAATTCTCTTGGTATTCTCCAAATGATGATAACTATTACTGTAACAGTAAATATTCATTCAGTAGACCTACTGAAGAAGAAGTAATTGATGAACTATGGGCTAATGATAATCTTGAAATATTAGCATTAGAAAAAGGATTTGTACTTTGGGTAGATGAAAAACCTACTAAAGAAAATCCTCAAAAACATAATCATATTGATGAATCACATTGGCTCACAGAAGATGTAGTCATGCCTGATTTAGGCAGTAAATAAAACTAGAAAAGACGTGATATTCGTCGTATACCTAAGCAAGTAGACAAACTGCTATTTTATAAATATTAACCTTAAAACTATATATTATGCAAAGATTAACAATCCACTTAAGACAAGTTACTCCAGTAATGGAAGAAAGACTTGTAACTGTAATGAAAAATGATAAAAAGACTAAAGAAATAAAGTCTATGACTGTCATTAAAAACACTATCGCTATTGAAGTAAAAACTCAAAACGATATTGACGCTCAACTAAAAAAATATGAACGTAATATTAAGAAATTTTATTTATCTAATATTATGTAAAAAAGTAAGACCTTAACTAAACCAAAAGGGAAGAGATGAAACCTTCCCTCTTACTTTATTCATTAACCTTTTAAAACTACAACTATGAAAAATATAATAATAATACTATTACTATTAAGTTCAACTCAAGTAGTAGGTCAATATAGTAAAGAAAAACCTAACTATACTGTAGGTATAGTAGGACTATCAGGATTACCTATTTCTTTTATTATTACTGAAATAAATTACAGTAATTTTGTAAGTAAATTTGGTCAAGGAACTCCTTATATGGGAGATAACAAAGCATCTGCATATAATAGTATGATGAATAGAAATGACAGCATATTAATAACAGGAGCACTTGTAACAGTTGCAGGTCTTGTAATACAACATTTCATTACTAATAAAAAAAACAACAAGAAAACTTGTTTGAGATAACCAAATGACATTATTATGACATTTCTATCTAATAGATTTGTCACAGAAATGTCACAAATGCATATCAGCTCCACTTGTAGGACTAGTTGGTACGACTAAATAATATGTCAGAGAAGGTTCAAATCCTTCGATATGCACCAACTTTTCTACGCAATAGAAAGTTTAAATCAGAGTTCCTCATTGATATGTTTGTTTTAGGATTAATGTAGAGGAGCTCTGATTTTTAATTGAATATTAACCTTTAAAACTATATATTATGATAACTGAACACTATTACACCAAAATTAATAACAAGATGAAATCACATACTTTAGATAAAACAATGTCTAAAACCAAAGAAAAATCAGTATCGAAAGATGCTTTTATCAGTGCAATAATAGCTATTAGTGGATTAACACTTATAGCCATTATTGGTATTTTGATACATCATTAAGATGCTCGTAGAGTTCTGCTCTATGGGCAGGCGATACGTTAAGAGCTCTCTTTAATTAGAGAGCTCTTTCTATTTAGTATATTCACATCATTCATAAATCTTTATCCTTCAAAGCGAGTAATAGAACTCAACAACTAAATCAAGGATTAGAAGACGAAGAAAGATACAAATATAAAAGCGAAGGACAGACGCTATTCTCTGTTCATAAAAACACAAATTAACACACAATTATCATGGAAAACAATTCAGGAATTAAAAAAGAATACGGAAAAATCTCTGTAGACAAAGTAGAAGCTCACCAATTTAAAGCTGGTGTAGACCAAGCTCAAATTAGACAAATCGTTACTAAAATCTATCCAGGTTCTTCTGTTGGAAACAACAAATCTGATAGCTTATTTGGAATAGATGAATTCGAATTAGAAGGAGGAAAAGAATACACAAGCACTCGTGTAACATGGATTGACGTTCCAAAAGGAACTGCTCAAGCTAAAGTTGAATCTATGTTGGCTAACTTGCCAGATGCTTGTATTTATCAAGAAGTATCTGACTCTCCTATCCTTACGGATAACCAAGAGAGTGCTCTTGAATCAGGTTTAACTACATTAGACGTGTTCGAGAAAGCTCAATTAGTTAGAGATGAAAAAGGAAATGAAATCCTTGACGATGCAGGTGACTTAATATACACTGCAAAATTCTTTAGTAAAACTGCTAGAGAAGATGTTGACCACAGAAGTCCTGCAAAGGATTCTGCTATTAGTCTTTCAGCATTAGCTGCTGATGAAGACGATATGTCATAATCATATTAAATGTAGGCTCTCTTATGAGAGTCTGCATTTTTTTTAATAATTAAAACTAAATAAATATGAATAACAATGGAATACCTCCTATAGGAGTAGATAGATACGGTAATAATATTTATTTAGGAGATGAAGTCGTACTCGTTGACTATGGAGTACCTTGCATAATGATACTATCAAGACACTCAACAGGACAAGAAGGAAACTATATAGCTACACCAAGAAATGAAGAATTACAAGCTAAAACCAACTATGACTGCTGGAATCCAGATAATTGCAACAAAACAGTATCTAGAGAAAGAATAAGAAACAGATGTATTAAAATACTAAAAGATGACGAAAGAAAATAAGAGACTTATGGATGAGTACACAAAAACTCTTACCAAAGAAGAGCTACAAGAACTCTCTTATTATTTACTTACTGATGAAATAGAGAGAATATTATTAGCTGTTGAATTAACAGGTAATAAAATAAAAGCAAGCAAACTAATTGGTATGCCTCAAAGAACTATATACAGAAGATTAAAACATTAACAATCGCATGTAGGTACAAATAAACAAAACCTAATGGTTCAATCGACACACACGTAAGTGGGAGATGTCGGGATTGTTAACATTATAGAGAGGAGCACTTTTGTCCGTACCTAGCCACCACTAGACAGTACGGGGAGCAAGTTTAAATGCTCCTCTCTTATATATTATTAACTATAAAAACTAAACCACTATGAAAAAGATAATAATGATTATAGCACTACTAACAAGCTTTGTTAGTTATGCTCAAACAAATGAAATACTTAAAGTAGATTATTATATGACAGCATCTTATGTAGATGACCCTTATAGTGAATCTACATTATATTTAAATGAATCTAATTATGAAGAAGGAATAATATTAGCTGATTTAAACTTTAAAGTAGACTCACTAAATAGAGATATTAAAGGAGTATTTACTTTTATAAATACTGACGAAAATACAAAACTAGTATGTAAAGCAGCTGAAATGCGTAATGAAAACATTGGTAGAGAAAAAGAAAAAGACTATCATATAGATTATTATGCAAGAGATTACTCATGGAAAATAAAAGTATTTACTAATACAGGTATAATTGAACTATTTTATAGTTTAATTCCAGAAGAAAAAGAATACGAAAATTTAAAAGTTTATTACTTAAAATAAAACAAGCTGTCCTTAAAATAGGACAGCTTTTATAGATTATAAGATATGGAAGATACAACAAAAGAATTATTTCTACTTAATAAATTATCAGAAAATAGTAGACAATTAGGGCAAGCTTATTATTTATTAGAATTAATAACAGAAGAAAAAGCAATAAAGAAAACAAGCAAAGAAAGAATAGAAAAATTCTTACTAGACGCTAAAAAAGTTAAAAAAGTTAAAAATACATCACACATAGAATTAAGTGAAATGCTAATAAGAATAGTATTTGACTATTATAATATTCCTTTAATGGTTAGATATATAAAATCTAGAAAAAGACAATATGTAAAAACTAGACACGTATCTATGTTTCTATTACATGAACATTTTAAAGGAAAAGTAACCCTTAAAGAAATAGGAGAATTATTTATGAAAGATCATACAACTGTTTTACACAGTGTAAAAAGTATTCAAAACTTTTTAGATATTAAAGACCCCGAAATAACAAATGAAATAGAAAGTTTAAGACAATTAGTAAATAAAATATATGACTAAAGAAGAAATACAAAATGTAACAGAACATTTAGTTAATGTAATTACTAGTTCTGAAATACTTATCTATGAAATAGACGAGTTAAAAAAACATCCTGAAATATATTCAGGAGGATTAAAAGTAAGTTTAAAACAATCTTATCTTCAACTAATCAAATACACTAAAAAAGTATATGATTTAGTAGACTCAGAAGAAGGAGCAAATAGACAATTTAGTAACTTATGTTCTAATTATTCAGAACTACTTCATAAATTAGCAAAGATGTCTGTTGATGATAGAATAGACATAAGCGCTTACATTAAAGAAAATTATGAAAACAGAGAAAAAAGTATGGATACATGACCACGAAGTCTTCCCTAATTTCTTTAGTAGCATATTGATAGATAAAGATTCCGATGAAGAATACAAGTTTATCATTAACAGAAAAAGAAATGATTTGATTTCTTTTGTTGACCATATACTTAATAAATCTAGTTATCTAATAGGGTACAATAGTACTAAATATGACAACATAATAACTAATTATTTAGTTGAAAATGTAAACAAATTTGGATACTTAACAACGAATGAAATAACTGATAAAATATATAATTTAAGTTGTGAAATAATAAATTCACAAAAGAATAATCAAAGCATTTATTGGAACGTTGCTCTTAAACCTTATTTATGGACTAAACACTATAAAACTGTAGATTTAATGTCTCTTATGGCATTCGATAAAAATAGAGTAAGTCTTAAGCAAGCTTGTATTGCTATGAGATGGTATAAAGTTCAAGATTTACCTAAACCTTTTGATAGTTGGGTTGAAACTGAAGAAATTGTTGAGATAATGAAATACAACAGAAATGATGTATTAGCAACAAAAAGACTTCAACAAATAGTAAATTCAGAGATTAAGATTAGAGGAGAAATAGGTAGAAACTATGGAATTAAACTATGGAGTTCTAGTAGGTCATCTATGGCTGATAAATTAATGGGTAAGTTCTGGGAACAAGCTACAGGTAAAAAATATAAAGATTTTAAAGATATAAAAACAGAAAGAGATTTTGTTAATCTAAAAGATTGTTTATCTGACTTAATTAAATTTGATGCTCCTATATTAAAAGAACTACATCAAAGCATTAAGGATACTAAGTGGGAAAAAGGAAACAAGTTCAAACGTAATATTATATTTGGTAATAGTAGATATGATATTCTTTTAGGAGGACTTCATTCTTATAACAATCCAATGATCGTCGAAGAGACTGATGAATATTATATAAAGGATGTGGATTTCGGTTCATACTATCCTAATTTAATGATTAACCTCAAACTTTATCCTGAACATCTATCAGATAAATTCTTAGTTTTATTTACAACACTAGTAACACAAAGACTTAAAGCAAAAGCAATAGGTAATAAATTAGTAGCTGACGCATTAAAGATTGTAATTAACTCTGTTTATGGTAAACTTAATTTTGACTACGGTTGGCTTAAGGACTGTAAAGCTAGTTATTCTGTAACTCTTAATGGACAGATGTTTTTATTAATGCTTATTGAAAAATATGAAAAAATTGGATGTAAAGTATTTTATGCTAATACTGATGGTCTTACTGTTAAAGTACTTAAAGACAAAGTAGAAGAATTTGAACAAATATCTAAAGACTTTGCTGAATATGTAAATATTCCTTTAGAGTTTGCTGATTATAAAAAATGTATAATTAGAGACGTTAACAACTTCTCCATAATAACTTCTACAGGAGAGCTTAAAGAGAAAGGAGTTTTCGTAAGAGATTTAGATAGAATATCTACTTTCCTTACTCAAAATTATACTTGTTCTTATAACAAACCAATAGTAGCATTAGCACTATATGAATATTTTCATAATGGAATTAGTCCAGAAGAATTTATTCCTACTCATAAAGACATTCATGACTTTTGTGCAGCTCAGAAAATTGGTAGTCAATTTACAGCAGAACTTCATACGTTAAAAAATGGAAAGCATGTAATTACAGAATGTCAAAAAACTAATCGATATTATATAACAACAATAAATAGTAAATTCTTTAAGAAAAGAAAAGAAAATGGAAGACTTAATGATCTTGCAGCAGGACACAATGTATCTATCATTAATAATATAGATGATAATATGTCCATTGAAGATTATAAAATTAACTATAATTATTACATAGCTATAATCAATAAGATAATAGATAAGCTAGAACCAAAACAATTAACATTATTTTAATATGGAAAACTTAAAAAGAGAAAACGAAATACTAAAAAGGTTACTTAAAGATGGACACATACTAATGAACTTTGACTCTAGAGATTGTGACGGATGCTCCACAAGTAAAGTAGTTAAATTTAATAGTTTAGAAGAACTATATAAAGAAGAAGAAAATTGTGCAGAATGGGCAGATGGGCCATTTAACTTTTCAATACCTCGTATAAATGAAGATGGAAGTCTAGACCTAAACGACGAGTATTGTGGGGGACAATGGGACGGTTACTACAACTAAAAACTAAAGATATGAATTTTAAAATAGGAGAAGACATAGTATGTATAAATAATAAATTTAAGCAAGTATATGGTACACCATCAGACTTTGCTTATCCTAATAAGGATGAAATAGTAACAATCAAAGCTTTTAAAGAAGCTTGGATACAATTAGAACAATATCCTTTAAGTGCTCAAAATATTCCTTTATTCTTTTCTCAAGATAGATTTAGAAAGCTTACTGCAGAAGATTTAGAGTTAACTGAACAATATGAACTAAAAAAAACAATATGACAAGACATGAAGCAAAAGACACAATGCAAAAAAAAGCTCTTAACTCATGGTTTAGAAGAGGTTGCAAAGGAGTCTTACAATTAGCAACAGGTGCTGGTAAGACTTATGCTGCAATTAAAGCTATTAAATGGGTAATGGGTCAGAAGTCTGATGCTAAAATCTTGATAATAGTTCCTACTACCGTGATACGAGATGATGTATTTCCTGATGAATTCAAGAAATGGAACTTTGAAGAAGCATTGGATAAAGTCACAATAGAATGTATTCAAACAGTATATAAATGGAAAGATAAACATTTTGACCTTATTATAGGAGATGAATGGCATAACTATATTCCCGAAGAAGATGACTACGACTCTAAGTTGTATGAATATCATAAATTCTTTGAGAACAATACTTATGATAGACTTCTTGGTTTAACTGCTTGGATACCTGAAAAGAAACGTAAAATCTCTAGAAAGATAGTTCCAGTAGCTTATACTCTTACTACAGATGATGCAGTAGAATTAGGTATTATTTCTCCTTATGTAGAATTTAATATGCCTATAGAAATGGATAAAGAAGAGCTGACTGCTTACAATAAAATACAAGGAAACTATCGAAGATTAGAAAATAAACTTGGAGGTTATATTGCATTTAGTAGAGCAGGTCAATATATGAAAGATATTGGAAAGATTAAACCTAACGATAGAACAAGTCAAGAGAAAGAACAAATTGGAGACGCATCTATGTTTTGGAAGATAATGCAAAAAAGAAAGAAATTTCTTTATGAATGTCCTTCTAAAGTAAAGATAGTTCACCAAGTAATTGATGAGTTAAATCTTAGTGGTTCAGTTATATTTTCTCAGGCTACAATATTTGCAGATTTAATATGTGTAGGTAGAAATGATATTCTACCATTTCATTCTAAATTAAAAAAGAAAGATAGTTTTCTTACAGCATTTAAAAATAACAATAATGGATTTAATCATTTATCTACTTGTATAGCAGTTAATGAAGGTATGGATATACCTAAACTTCCTAATATTATTATTGCCTCTAGGACAAGTGGAGCTAAGGCTCATATTCAGAGAAGAGGTAGATGTTTGAGATTTCAAGAAGGTAAAACTAGCTATGTATTTAACTTATATTTACCTGGAACTCAAGATGAAAAATGGTTAAGAAGTTCTCAGAAAACTACTAATGCAAATAGAATCAAATGGGTAAAGAACCTAAATGAAACAAAAGAAATTATAAAATTACTCGAATTAAAGAAATAAAATGAGCAGTGACGAGGCTAGGGCGAATACGATATATCTCTGGGAGCCAGGCAGTAAAAGGCTTAATGCCCTCTGGTAAGATCGTCCTTTAATTCGATATTAAATTAAATAAATTATGACAATACAATTAGATTTAGAACTTCTTAAATCTGTAAATATATCTGTTGCTGAATGGGTAGCAATGATGCTTATTCATAAAAATCAAACTTCTTATATATTTGATGTATGTGATGAAGTAGACTTTGATGAACTACAAGAAAACGGTTGGTTGAGGATGATTGGAGATGATCCTAATGAATGGGTAGCGAGAGGTAAATTTACAGATTTAATAGAAGATAAAATAGGAAAATCATGGTATGAGTTATGTTCTCATTTACCTTTTAAAGTTGCAGGACCATCAGGTCCTAGGGCCCTAAGAGCTAAAGACCCTGATGCAAAAAGTAATGATAAAGCAAGAAAAATGTATCTAAATATTGTGAAGAACAATAAACCTCTTCATGATAAAATTATTAAATGTGTAGATATTCAAGTAAGAACTACAGATATAGGATATTTGCAAAATCTTGAAACTTGGATTAGAAATAGAACATGGGAAAAATATGAAGATTTAATAATAACCTCTACAGATGTAGAAAATAAAACAAAAGAAACTTATGGACAAAAGCTCATATAATTCATTATTAAAAATTAAAACATTTGAAGAAGCTGCTAAAGAAGAGATGCGATATATCAAAGGTCGAATGGATGGGAGCATTAAATCATTAAGAACAGGATGGAAGAAATTTAATCAGGTTTCTATGAATGGTATAGAATGGGGTAATATTATAACTATAGCAGGTTTATCTGGTTCAGGTAAAACTACTATGTTAAATGAGCTTGAGACTATGTTATTTGAATATAACCCTGAAGAAGAATTTGTTGTGCTCTCATTTAATTTTGAGATGTTAGCCAGAAGATTAATAGGTAGAAAATTATCTAAACATTTAGAAAAACCTGTAAAAGATTTATATTCTGCTAATATAGAAAATTTAAAAGGTAACATTAACAAAGAAGAATTTAAAAGCGCCCAAGAATATTTTCGAACTATATCTAAAACTACACCTGTTTACTATGTAGATATGCCAGGTACAGCTAATGAAATAGAAAAAACTATTTTTGAATTTAGTCAACGACCTGACATTAAAGGTAAAGGAATACTTATTACTTTAGATCATAGTATCTTAGTAAAAAAGACTCCAAAAAAAAATCAACAGGAAAGTTTATATGATTTAGCATTTACATTTAATAAATTAAAGAAGCAAATAAAATCAGCTTTTATTATTGTGTCTCAATTAAACAGATCTATAGAAGATAAAGAAAGAAAACTTAATCCTGAACTTCACTTTCCATGTAAGGCAGATATATTTGGTGCAGATGCACTATATCAATATTCAGATATGGTAATAGTTCCTCATCGACCTGAAATGTTAGGAATAAGTCAATATGGTCCTTATGGACTACCAGTAAAAGATGTTATATATATGCATTATCTTAAAGTTAGAGACGGAGAACCGTGTTTCACTAAAATGATAAATGACCTTAAACATAACAGAATATTAGAAGAGCCTCCAACTAATAAAATAGGCTGGGGAACAGGAGGATTTTAATTAAAAACAATTAGGAAATGTCAGAAAAAATAACTAATTTTAATACAATAGTTAGAGAATTACTACATGAATATCCAGAGACAAGAGACAGCGATTATGCACTTTACTTCCACTTAATTCAAAGGGACGATCCACTAGAAAATAAGATGACAATGACTTTAGCCAATGCTTTACAAGCGATGGCTGCAGGAAAGTTACCCTCTATTTTTAGTGTAGGACGTTCAAGAAGAATTGTGCAAGAAGAAGCATCCAAAGACGAGTCTACTCTATATTTATGCGGGAATCGAAAACGAAAAGAAGAACTTCAAGAAGAAGTTAAAAAAGAAATTATTAACCATAATAAATTTTAAACTATGAGAATGATAGGAGTAGCAGGGCCTTCCTCTACTGGTAAGACTACCAGTTTTAGGAACATGCTTCCAAAAGAAACATTTATGTTGTTACCAAACAACAAAACGCAACTCCCTTTTCCTGGGAGTAAAAAAAATTATATTAAGTATGATAAGGAAACAAATAAAGGAAACTTAGTAATTAACAATCAAATCTCTGCTATTTCTGCAGTAGTAAAAAAAGTGAATGATGAACTTCCTCATATTAAATACCTCTTAGTTGATGATATGACTCATTTCTTTAATGCTGAAACTCAATCTGCAAAATTTAGAGCAAGAAATAGTGGAGGAGAAGCATTTGCTAGATGGGCTGATTTTGCAGCTAAAACTTATCAAACAATATTTGATAAAACTGATATTTATAGAGATGATTTGACTGTAATCATGCATTTTCACACTGAACTAATAGAAACTTTTGAAGGTTCTAGAATGCAGTTAAAAACACCTGGAAAAATGTTAGATAGAGACATTGATATTCCTTCTTACTTTACTTATATGTTTTATAGTAAAGTTCTACCCCCAGAAAAGGATAGAAAACAAGAAGATAGATATGTCTATGTTACAAACGATGACGGTTCTAGACCCGCAAAAACTCCAATGGGATGTTTTAAAGATTTAGAAATTAAAAATGATATGTACGAGATTGTAAAGACAATCGACAAGTACGAACAAGGATAAGTAATTATTAATAATAAACAAATAAAAATTAAATTTTATGTACAGTACAAAAGGAACTGAAGAAAAAGTATTCGTGAGCAAGTATGTGTCTCCAGGAATACAAGTAGTAAAGATTGTTGAAATAAGAGGTGAAGAACCTGAAGGATTTTCTCCTAGACTTATTTTTAAATTTGTAAATGCAGAACAAAAAGAAGTAGAAACTAACTTTTATATGAGTACTGCAGCTCAACCTAAATCAATGGAAAAATTACTTCACATTGCAACAAAATGTGTAACTCGTGATGCTATAGATAATGTGGGTGGAGAAAATTTAATAGATTGGGGTAAAAACCTTAATCAATTATTAGCAGGTCATAAACTAAGAATGAAATTTATCGGTAATGAAATTGCAGGTAAAGAAGGAAAAGGAAATTGGTTTAAAGCTGATTTAGGACTTCCTTCATTTGCAGAAGCTGTTGAAGCAGGAGCTGAACACGCACCTCTTGGAGAAGGAGAATCTAAACTTACGTTTGACGAAAATAATAAATGGGATATGAAAAGACTTCCTGTTGCGGATACTGAAACTTCTGGTTCAGTAGCTCTTGACATGGGAGAAGCAGATGATGACCCATTTTAGTCGCATTTTCATGTAGTGGTGAAAATATATAGTTACAAATAAGGAGAGGCGTGTAATACGTCTCTCTTTTTTATTTAATTTTGAAAATTCTATGAATGACAATTTCTCAACTAAAAATGTAACTGAACTCACAATTAAAGAAATCCTTAAACGAATATCTGAATATGATATATTTAAATATTATGTCGGAAAGGATTTTAAAATGGGATCGATATCATCCCCATTTAGAAAAGATCGTAATCCTTCTTTCGATATCTATCCTTCTAGAGGGACAGTAAGAAAAATTATGTATAAAGATCATACAACAGGAGATACAGGTAGCTGTTTCGACTTAGTTATGATTATGCATGCTGTAGGATTTGGAAAAGCACTAGATATAATCAATCATGATTTTAATCTTGAGCTAGGAAGTAATTATAAATCGATTTCTCCATCAAAGGGATTTGTAGGAAAAGTCAATAATGTTGACATTAGTAAGTTAGAAGTAGAAACCAAAATAAGGGTTGTTAGAAGAGATTGGAATAGTTCAATCGATAAAGAATATTGGTCTCAATATGGAATAACATGTAAAACATTAAAATTGTTTAACGTAGCTCCATTAGAGGCATATTTTATTAACAACAGATGTTTTAGATTAAGTAAGCGCTCATGTGTTTATTGTTATTATTTCGGAAATTATAAGTATAAAATATTACAACCTACTTCTAATTTAAAATGGTTATCTAATGCGTCCTTTGATATTATTCAAGGTTGGCATATGTTACCTGAAAAAGGAGACTTATTAATAATTACTAAAAGTTTAAAAGATGTTATGGTTTTTTATGAACTTGGCATTTCAGCAATAGCTCCTCAAGGAGAAGGTGTAATACCTTCAGAGAAGGTTATTAACGAACTCAAAAAAAGATTTGATACAATCGTATCAAATTATGATTTTGATCGTGTTGGAATAAAAGGAGCATTGAAAATGAGACGACTTTATAATATTCCTGCTTATATGTTTAACGCATCTTATGATGTAAAAGATGTAAGCGATTTTGTTAAGAACTATAGTTTAACCCAATTAAAACAAACAATCAATGATTTACACTGAAGAATTTAAAAACAAAGTTAGAGAACATCATCAAACAAATCCTTTTGGATTATTTGATATGTTAGAAAGGAATGATTACATAGTCGGAACAATGCTTAGAGAACTTGATTACGATTCTGGACTATACGAGTTATGGTTAGAACAAAACGTAAAAAAAGAAGATGATGAAGAATACAAAAGGAACAGAGTTTCAAGTGATAATACCGAAATGGGAGAGTAAATATGAAAAGTCTAAAAAGACTATGGCTAAGTATTGGCTATGGAAAGACAGATCAAAACTTCCTAAGAAATATTTAGAAAACTTAGCTTCGAAATCAAGAAAATATGGCGTAAAGTTTTATTGTGTTGATAAAAGCGGGAATAGATTTCTAAAGAATAGTAAAAAAGCAGGAACTCCTAACACATGGACATTAAATGGTCAGGACTTATATAATGGTGTAATGCATCATACAGTTCGAACCAAAATGGCTAAGTATTATCACGCTTATTTCAAAAGATTTATTATCTCACAATTACCAAGTAGAATCCCTATAATATTAGGGCATAAATTTGGTATTTCATGTGACATCTATGAAATAAAACGTGGAATCATGCCTGATGTTTCTAATATGTGGCTTTTAGAAAAGTTTTTTGAAGATGCTCTACAAGAGGCTGGTAGAATACCAGACGATAATCCAGACTACGTAATAGAAAGTGGTAGAAAAAGATATCATTGGGTAGAAAAAGAAGACGAAAGACATTTAATATTTACTATTTACTATTTAAAAGATGACGTTCAGTAATAAATTTAAACAAAAATTTAATACCATAACTGATCTCAACATAAAATACCTAACAATTCTTGAAGCAATTCAAACCTTAGAAGATCATAAGTCTTCTGAAGCTAAAGAACTATTGGATATAATGGAGAGAGATTATGGTGTTTATATAGACATAAAAAAAGATGGCAATACAAGAAATAGATAGAGAATTAATAGGTTCTGTAGGTTTTGAAAAAAAGATTGATGATGGAGCTAAGAATATGGTTTTCGATATTCTTCAATCTACTCAATATCAAAAACCAGAAGAGAGTACTATTAGAGAGTTAACTTCCAATGCGGTTGATTCTCAAAAAGAAAAAGAAATAGCATTGAAAATTCTACAAGGAGAAGCAAAAGTAGAAGATTATTATATAGAGAGAACAGGAGATAAATATAAAGACAGTAATTTTGATGCTGATTATTATGATATTAATCATTTAGACCTTGTTAATAATCAAGTACAATTAACTTACAATGAACATCAGGGTACAGGATATTGTGACAGATTCACAATAAAAGATTATGGTGTTGGTATTGGAGATTCAAGATTAGAAGGAGTTCTTTCATTAGGATATTCTACTAAGAGAAACTCTAAGGCTGCTCTAGGTGCTTGGGGATTAGGCGCTAAAGTTGCTCTTTCCTTAAGAGGTGATTACTATGCAATAACCACTGTACATAATGGTAGAAAGTTTAAAGCTCATTGTTATGCATATAAAACTGATTTCTTAGTTTCTAAATTTAATATGGAAACAGAAGAAGAAAATCAGTTTATTGAATTTAGCGATGGTACAAAAGTTTACTATGAAGAAACAAACGAAAAGAATTTTACAGAAGTTACAGTATTAGCGAAGAGACATCACAGAAACAAGTTTATGCAAGGTGTTAAATCTCAGTTATTATACTTTGATAATGTAGAATTTAATTATGTTTATGAAGATGGAACAGTAAATGATATTGAGTTTTTAGCTGATGTAATGTACAATTCTAAAAATATCATTATTTCAGATAATAATCAATTTTCAAAACCTCATATTGTAATAGTAAAAGAAGATTCTGCAGATTCATCTGTAGGAGTTTGTTATGGTTACATTGATTTTACAGAGTTGGAGTTAGAGAATCTTAATGGTAATATTGGAGTTAAATGTCCTATTCGTTCTATAATTAGAGATAAAGAAGGAAATGAAACCGTGTTACAAGAAGGAGTATCTGTTACACCAAGTCGAGAAGCTGTTATTTGGGATGAGAATACAAGACACTTTATTAAGAGTAGATTTAATGCAGTAGTTGAAGAAGCTACTAGTATTGTAAATAAAGAGTTACTTGAAGATGATTTTTTGTTATGGATTGAGAAATGTCAAAACGTATTAAGAAATTATGGACAAGGTAGTATTCTAGGTAGAATGGCTAAAGTTGTAGATACATCTAAAATTAAGCCTAAATTTCCTAAAAATGAACTTATCAAATATGAGCGCCCTATGTCATTATTCTTTGGGTTTAATCCAAGAATAGTTTCATCTAGTTATAATTCTTCTAAAAAGAAAGATTTAGTTTCTAGAGATGATATCAATAGTTGGCATAACTTCAGTAGTAAAAATGTTTGGCTTAAGTCAGGTTCTACTATAAGAAGTAAAGATGTATTTATTGCTCAGAATTATGGACCTTTTGTTTTATTAGAAGATAAAGATATAGATAGCTATATTCAATCTATGATGGATAAAGAAGATAAAGATGATGGATTAATGTCTTTGTTTGATAAAGTTAAACCAGGAGAACTACAAGCTAAATATAATATTATAAAAGAAGCTTTACTTAAATCTGATTTACTTAAAAATTATGATGACTTAGAAGTTTCAGCTGAATGGAAGAAAAGATTTGAAGAGAGTGAAGAATTAGCTAATGAGTTTGAAGAAGAAAGAGAAAGAAGTAATAAAGATCGTAGAGCTTTAGAAGGCAAAGTGGTTGCTCATCAATTATATTTTAATATGGATAGAGCAGGTAGAGCATATTCAGGTTATCATGACGAAGATAAAATATTTAGTTTTACATCAGTTGAACCCAAGATTAATGAAATCGAAGAATGGGAAGAAAATGATGCTACTATTTATTATGGTTTTAGTGATGATGCTGAAAAAATTCATACTTATCATCATTTTACTAGATTATTTGATAGTCATATATATGATAATAATTATTATTGTGAGAATAATTTTAATTCTTCTGACCATAAAGTCTTTAAAATTAGTAAGGCTAATAAACGTCACTTTGAGAATTTTAATCATATTAATCAAGCATTTAAACGATTAGATGGTAATACTATAACAATGGATAATAAATTAATAAAATGGAATACTGCTAGATTAATTCATGAACAATTAGACAAATTAAGTTTCTTTTTCAATTTTACATTAAATGTAGAATTACAAGAACTATATCAAGGTCTTGTTAAGTATAGAGATAGATATTATACTGAAATGAATACTAATATATGGGGAGCTCATGGAGAATGGTTTGATTCTATTGTAGACCATATGAATAAAGTAGAAGAATTTCAGTTATTTGTAATTGACCATGAAGATAATTCAGAAGCTATTCAAAAGAAAGCAACACAAATGTTCAGTCTGCCTATGTTGACTGACGGATGCGCCATAGAAATGGAGCAATATAATATTCTCCAAGAGTTGTTGGAGTATGCAGAACCTATACATTCTCTATTTAATAATATAGATATCTTGACTAATAATATTAAAACTATTACTCAAGAACAAGAAGTATTATTGAAGGAAATATTAGACCTGAAACATAGGAAATACAACTAAAAAATCGTAAATTTATAATAATAAAAAAAGAAAAAGTATGTTAGAAATTAAAACAATTACTCTTAAAAAGAGTGTATTAGGATCGTTAAAAGCGATGGGAGAATCAAACAAAGTTATAGCAGATCGTTTTGCTATTACTTCTACAGAAGTAAATGATGCAATGATAGAATTTGGATTTACAAAATCTAGAAAAGCACCAGCAAATAAAAAAGGTTATATAGTATTAACTGAAGATGATGTAACAATTCAAGAACCTATAAGTCAAACTAATCTATTAGATTCTATTGATGAAGCTGTAACTTTATCTAATTCGACGAACGAAGATGAAGAAATGGCAGATGTTATAGCTGAAGAAGTAGAGACTACAGAAGGATTTGAATAAATATTAATTAAATTTTATAAAAAAAAAATATGATTTTAATAAATCGAATTGGATCCTCCATAACAGGTAGTTATGGAGAAGTTTCATTTGGTATCCCTTTCTCGAAAGAGAAATGGGATACTTTAAATGAAATTGTAGAGCAATCTACAAAAGTAAAAAAAATAGCTGATCTTAAAGAACTTTACGAGCAAATGAAAGAACTTACCACGATTAATTATAAAGAATCTATCGAGACAGAATGTCCAGATGTGTTCGTTAATCAAGCAACTGGTAAATTTTATTTAAAAGTAGGAGCAAAAGTATCGTCTGTTGAAATGCCTAAAGCTTTAGTTGATAGATTATTGACATCTTTAGAAAAAGGAATTGACATTGAACCATTAATTAAATTATGGACTAGATGGTTAAGAAATCCTATTCTTAGAAAGCTTAATAAAAATGAACAAATTATAAAAAGTTCTAATATGTTTCAATATATTAATGCTATTTGGGCAGACCCTAAAGTTATTGAGAACTTAATAACTGAAAACGGATTAAGTGAGGAAGTTGCTGAAGAAAGAGCTACTCTTTATCAAGTAAAAATTACTCAGGAAGGACTTCTTTGTACGTATAAAGTATCTACAGAAATTACTAAAAAATATACACTTGATGATGAAGGAAATCAAATTATTGTTCCTCGTTATAGTAAAACAATCGATGAAGATACAGGAATTGTATCTTATGATGAACCTGAACATGTTGAAGATAGATTATTTCAACCTGTAATGATGGGAACTGGTGGAGATCCTTTTTATTGTGAAGGCGAAAATGGTTATATTAAACCAGAACACTTTATTAAAGTTGGTTGTAATCACAGATTAGAAAATTGGTCTCAAGTAAATACTAATGATAATCAAAGTTGTGTTAAAGGACTTCATGTTGGAGGACTTAAATATATTAATGGTTATCAACATGATGGAACTGTTACTCATAATGTATTTGTAGATCCGATGCATGTAGGAGCTATTCCAGATATTTATTCTGGTGATGGAGCAATTAGATGCTTACAATATTTTGTTCATTCATCATTTGGTGGAGTTAATGGTTCAATCTATCACTCTTCTGAATATGCATCTAAAACAGATGGTCAATGGAACGATTTAAGAAAAGATATTATTAAAGATTTTGGAGAAATTAACGATTCTTTTAGAGAAGAAGTTGGAGAACTGAATGAATTGTAATAATACATTTATTAATTGAAGGGGTAGTCATATGATTAGCCCCTTTTTAACTTTAAAAATATGAACCCGTATAACTATTTAAACGAAGAAGAAAAAGCTCACGATTATGTTGTTAACTCAGAAAGAAAAACTTATTTATCTGACTTAGATATAGAATATGATTTTATGGATTATGTTGCAGAAGATATACCAAAACACTTAACTGATTTTGCTATTTCAATACTTATGACTTCTGAAGAAGTAGAGTATATAGCAATAAATGATAAAGAAGTATATGAATCTGTTTTATTTGATTCTATAGAAGAACATAATCGCGAGGTAATGTCAGATTTTGTAGAAGATTATCCTATCTATGCTAAACAATTAGTTGCTAAAATAAAGAGCGAATTTTCTGATGTTTCTGAAGTTATGATAATAAGATTATAATATGATTTTAAAATATAATAATGACAAAGAATACAGGGATTACCCTGCTACATCTCAGAGCGAACTATCTAATTTAGATTACTCACCTGTAATGTATAAAACAAGAAAAGAAGAACAATCTAAAGGAAGTAATCCTGCGTTTGTTTTTGGTAGTGCAGTAGATTGTCTACTTACAAGACCAACTCACTTTTGGAAAGAATTTGTAGTTCTTACTGAAAAAGATCCTTCTGAAAATATTAAAGCAATTTGCGACAGTGTATTTCAAGGAGTTATAGCAAGAGATGAAATAGCAATAGATGATTTGAATAACTATGAAGACCAAATTCTTAAAGTAGCAAATGCTATTGGTTACGGCAGTAAATGGAAACCTGAAACCGTAATATCAAAAATTGTAGAAGGAGGAACAGAATACTTTAAAGTTCTAATCTCTTCTATAGGGAAAGATGTCTTATCATCTGACGATTATCAAAGAGCTAGAGATTCAGTAGAAGCTTTAAAAACAAGTAAGTACACAAAGAAATACTTTGAAGAAAGAACCTCGATACAAATTATGTTTCAAGTAGCTTTATTATTCGAAGCTGAAGGTGTAAAATGTAAATCTTTATTAGATATGCTATACATAGACCATATAAATAGAAGAATAAGAGTAATTGATATTAAGACTACTGGAACAAGCGTTTATGCTTTTCGTTCTAGTTATATGAAGTTTAGATATTATTTACAAGGAGCATTTTATACTCAAGCTGTAAGACAGTATATATTAAATGATCCTGAACTTATTGACTATGAAATATTGTCTCCATTATTTTTAGTAGCAGAGAAAGCTAATATCAATCCTCCATTCATTTATGAGATGACTTGGGCAGATGTTAATATTGCTACAGAAAGTGGGGTCTATAGAGATAGGAGAATTAAAGGCTACAAAGAATTACTCAGAGATCTTAAATGGCATGAAGAAAAAGGACTTTGGGATTATCCTAAAGAAGTTTATCTCAATAAAGGAGTAATCCAATTAAATGAATTAAGTACCTCTAAAGATATGATAATGATATGAGAACGACAGCGATAAAAATAGGAAATGGAAAAACAATCCAATTTGTTCCTATTAATTCAAGAAACATCGCTCTCAAATCTAATACTATTGCCGAGGAAATTTTTGATAAAGAAGATAATTTAATTGAATTAATATATCCTGATTATATTCTGACTATAGGATCTCAAATATTATTAGGAAAAGAACATTTTAAGATTTTAGAATTAAAAAAAAAAGAAAATAATATTTATTTACTTACTAGTGGAGAGTTATCAAAAGCTAGTAAATTTCTAATGCCTATTCTTGGATATGACAAAAATTATTTTCTCTGGAATAAACAATTTGTTAATTGTTATATAGATGTAGAAGACATAAAGTACAAATTTGGAGCTAATAGTCTATATTTGCTTTATAGATACTCTAAGTCTAAGGCATTTACAGAATTCGAAGAGAAAATAATAAAACATAATGATTTTATTAAATATTTCGATATTGATAAATATCATGTGTTATATGTATTTAATTTTCCTGATTTTATGGATAATCATTTTAATTTATTTTATAATGGTAAGTATTCTAAATTTAGAGATGAATTTAAAAATCAAATTATGGACTTTCATAAAGTTGGGAGAACATCTAATTTAGAATTAGTTTTTTCAAAATCTGAAAAGAAGAGAACGAAAATGGAAAAGGAACTTTTAACAACGATTCCAAAAGGAAGTGAATTATATAGTAAACCTAAAATGCAAATAGAAACATTTTGGAGTAAATATAAAATTTCAAATCCTCTTGCTCCATTTGAAAAAAGTGAACAAGACTAAATATTATTAAAAGAGACTAACTAATAGTTAGTCTCTTTTATAAAAAAATAAATGATATGGAAAAAGAATATAATAACCTAGACTGGTCAAAAGAGTACACATATAAAGAACAAAAGATATACATTAGTTATGAAACTAAATATTACATTCTATGTTCTTTTAGTGAGAATGGTAAAGGAGTGTTTAAATTAAATAAAACAGAGTTCTATGGCTGATGTAGTGGCGTTTAGTTGGGCTTTAGCTGGAGTAGTAATAATATATATTTTTATTACAAATCATAAAAATAATCAAAACAAATAGTTATGCCTGATATAAGTATGTTGGAAAATTATGTTTTCTGGCATTTTTATTATATATTTGGAGATGGATAAAATAGAAAAGAAAAGGCTCTATGATATAGAGTACAGAAAAAAAAATAAGGATAAAATAAAGAAACAACAATTTAAAGATTATAGTGCAAGAAAAAAAAGATTTACAGCTGATCCTGCTAAATATTTACATTCTGTTGCAAAAGTCAGAGCTAAGAAATATAACATTCCATTTGATATAGAGGTAGAAGATATAGAGATTCCATTAAATTGTCCTATAGGCGGTAATCTACTAGTTAAGGGTGATGGTTATAATCCTGACGCAATGTCATTAGATAAGTTGAATCCAAGTAAAGGATATGTAAAAGGAAATGTTTTTGTAATATCAAGAAAGTGGAATTTAAAAAAATCAGACATGTCTATTGAAGATATGAATAAAATTATAAACTATATAAAATCAAAATTATGTGTCCAGATATAAGTATGTGCAGCAATAAAGACTGCAAGTTTAAAGAAGACTGCTACAGGTTCACAGCGAAACCTAGTGAGTTTATGCAGGCTTATGGAGAGTTTAATTGCAAAGATAAGGATGGAATAGATACATTCTTTTGGAAGAACGGTAAACCAAGTGTTAACCCTAAAAATAAAGAAGATGGGTGAAATTAAAATATGTAAAGCTTACAAAAAAAGCAAACATGATAACATTTGTATAAATTGTAATTCAAATAAAAGTTATTGTGAATATACAAGAACTATTAAAAACAAAGAAGATGAATAACCCATTTAGAAAAGATGAATTAGAACAAATGTTAGAGTTCATTAAAGAGAATCCCCAAGTATTGAATCCAATAGGTGCAGGAGGTAAGATTACATCAAGTCCATTAGTGCAATACATATTAGAAAGATTGCATGGATTAAACCAAAACAAAGATGATGAGTAAACACTCGTAAAAGTTGGACAAAGAAAACTCTATAAAGCAATTATGTAAAGGAAAGTAGAGTATTCATATAACGGTTTATGTAAGAACTGTTGCGAACCTTTAAAATAAAGATAAAATGAATAGATTAAAACGAATTTACGGCAAAATAAAGCAATGGTTTTTACACGTTGTTATGTGCCGTTTTGGGTTTCACGATTGGTTGATGGATAAAGATACAGTTGTTAAATGCAATAGAACTTGTAGAAAATGCGATAAGTGGCAACACTCAATGTATGATATGTCTTACGGTGATACTTATTGGGTAGATGGTAAGTATTGGTAAATGGCACATAACACAAAACTATATTTTCGTTTTAATGAAATATAGTAACTGTTAGACCACGTTTTAATGTGGTAGAAAATAGATACTCTAATAGCAAAAGATACTAAGTAGTTACAGAAATAGCTACTATAGTATTAACTAAACAAAAACAAAGATGAATAAGAAATTAACAGCTAGTTGGAAAAACAAAGATGGAAACACTATAACAGTAGAGGCCCCCGACTTTGATTTTGAAAAGTTAAAAAAGAAAGTAAACTATTATAACATATCAAATAATAAAGTAAAATATAATGGAAAACATATTAGAAATAGCCATAGAACAACTTGAAAGAGTAAAGAGGGGAGAGATGCCGACAGAAGAAGGAAAGAAGTTAATAGGTAAAATAAGCTATTATAAATCTATTATAGAAATTGTAAACCAAAACAAAGATGAAAATAAGTAAACATAAAATAGCATATCAATTCCATGTGTTACCTTACATTAAGATAACCTATGACAGAACTCTTAACGGAGAGTATGAATTTATAGTTGGGTGGATGAGTGTAGGAATATCATTATCATTTAAACCAAAACAAAAATGACTGAACAAGAATTAATATCACTAGGCTTTAAAAAGCGCATAGAAGAAGATATGGATATACCATTCTACTATTACACACTAGATATAGTAGATGGATTACATTGTATTACACAAGCTGATGATGAAGTTAAGAATGATGATGAGTGGAGTGTAGAACTAAGCTTTGACTGTAACCCAAGAATTAAATTTAAAGATGTTAAGTCATTGACTGAGCTAATTAATTTATTAAACCAAAACAAAGATGAGTAGAGAAATTAAAAAATGTTGTATATGTTCATTAGAATATATAGGCTATGGAAATAATGCAACGCCTGTTAAAGAAGGTAGGTGTTGTGATGTATGTAATTCATTTAAAGTTGTACCTGCTAGAATGGATAACCTGATGGATATGATGCGTACTACAACTAAAAATAATACTAAAGAAAAAAAAGATGGGAAGAATGAAAAACATACATATAGATATGATTAATACAGGTTGGTATGGAGATCCTAATGAATATTTAAAAAAAGAAATAATGAAAAGAAATGAAATAAAAGTAAAGCATCCAGAGTTTGGACATGTTATATTTCACGGAATAACTCCAAGACAAAGAGACATATTAGAAAATTATAATGATAATTGTACATTAACAAATGATGTCGTAGCTCAAAATAAAATGTTAGGAGATATGCTCATAAATCAAAATGAGGAAATAGAAAAACTAAAAGAAGAAATAAAGAAATTAAAAAATTCAGGAGAAAATCCTTATATTGATTATTTAACTTAATAAAAATAATATGAAAAATTTATTAATATTATTATTAATTCCAATCTTTGGTATTACTCAAACTAAACAAGAAGTATATGACTATTTAGTAGAAATAAAATGTGAATACCCCAAAATAGTAGTAGCTCAAGCTGTATTAGAAACAGGGCATTTTAAATCTTATAGTTGTAGAGCCAGACATAACTTATTTGGCCTTAGATATGACCACAAGTATCTTATATTTGATAACTGGAAAGAAAGCTGTGATGCATATATAACTAAAATACAGTATAAATATAAAGGAGGAGATTATTATAAATTCTTAACAGATTTAGGATATGCTAAAGACCCTGAATATATTAAAAAAATTAAAAATATTAAATTATGATAACATTAGCAGTATTAGTATTTATAATCACGTTTTTACTAAATAGGATTATATATAAAAGATATAAATATAATATTAAACATAATGTTGAAGATGCTTTAGAAAAGGCTGTTGGAGATAATTTCTTACTCTTTAGTTTTGCATTTATCTTTAATTTTATATCATTAATATATACAGTAGTGAATATTGTAATTTATTTACCTTAAAACATTAAATTATGTATATAGATTTTAAAATAACAACTTGGGAAAGAGTAGAAATACCGCCTGAGAGAGAAAAAGAAGTTTTGACTAAATTAAAGTCAGGCGAAATAGAATGTTCTAATGATTTATGGAGTATGGATATGAATATGGATCTTACTTATGAAACATTAGATGATACTTCAGTACAAATGACACCAAAAGAAAATTTATCATCTCCTACAATAGAAGTTTTTAAAGAAAGAGGATCAGATCCTCTTTGGGATAATTGGATAAAAAAATAATCATGAAAGTAGACATAGAGAACTTGTTATCACAGATACTAACAGACTGCCAAATGGCATTAGATGATACATGGGATAGGTCAGATGATGGTTTCATTGCTATACAAGAAAATATATACGATATAGCTAGTAAATATGATTTACAAGTAGATGGTACATATACAGTAGACTGCTCACATTGTGAGAATGGAACTCAGTACCTCAGCAATTATCTATCGCAAGAATGTGATTATTGTAATGGTACAGGAGAAATAAAGAAATAAAATGAGTAAGATAGGAAGATATATTCTTGAAAAACAAATAATAAATATTGAAGCTATGTACGATAAGAAAATTACTAGACGAAGGTCATTAAATGAATTAAGACAAGAAAAAGAATTTGGTTATGAACCTCCTTTACCTAAACCTTTAGAATGGACAGATAAAGATATGCTGACATTTGCTAGAATAGCTTCTGAAGGAGCTTATGGTGAATATAAGGGATGTAAATCATTAGAATCTAAGTTACTCAGGTATAAACAATTAAAATAAACAAAGAGACTAAACGAATCATTTCCGTGATAAGTTAACACACAAGCAAAAACACAAGCAAAAACACAAATGAAAACTTAATAAAGTGTCTAATTTTTAAAATTTAAGATGATGAAAAGAAGAAAGTTTCCATTTTGTAGTTGGCTTGCTAGTAGTAAGTCAGCTTTGATTAGCACTATTGCTTTGCACTTAATTATAATATTGGTAGTAATATCTAGTATTAATATTATAGTCGAACAGTGGTTGGCAATCAGTGTAATAATTTTTGCGGTAATGATTTTGATGTGGTTCTGGCAAAGAACTATTAGAAATTATTTTAATGATTAAGATTAGTCGCTTTGTTAAAGAATGCAAGAACCTTTATGGTTCCTGCATTTTTTTTTACATTCGATTTACTCGTCGAAAGGAAGAAGTCCTGTTTCTACAGTATCGGTAAGTATACTATATATCGAGTATGTTATTCCTCCTTTAGAGGTATTAAAGAAGTTGTTTTTCACCCAATCAGATGATGGAGCATTAGTCATACACGCTACCCACTCATAATTCTTTTTAGATTGAATTACATGCTGATGAGAATCTCCTTTAAATACAATAGGTTTAAGATGAGAACGTCTATCACAAACTGCATCTATAATAGCTTCTATCTTATAGTCATCTTTGTCATCAATTTTAGCGGGGAAAGGTCTAGTAGCAAATTGCTTATCTTTACCGTGCATAATCATTATTGGTTTTCTAGTTCCAGGTAAATTATATCCTAGTGCTAACTTCTCAGATATCACTACAGGAGTATTGAACTCATATTGAGCCATTAGTTGAAACTTTTGAAGTGCGAAATGTTCAAAATCTCCACCATGATTTGAATTAGAAGTTCCATATACAAAAACAGGAATCTTTTCTTTATGTAATTCTTGTACTATAGTATATAAGAAAAGAACTACTATGTCAGATTGTTCAATATTTGACATGTTTTGAGGCAACTTATGCCCACCTCTTGTAGTTTCGGCGTTAAATCCATCAACTAAATCTCCTAATAAATTCAATACTGTTGATTGATATGCTTTTGTAGCGAATTTCTTTTTAATGAAAGCAACTATTTCATATGCTACGTCAATAATGTCTTGCTTTGTCCAAGTAGCTTCCCAAATACTAGAACCTTCAAAATTTGGGTCCATTCCTACATGAAGATCAGCTATATTCATTATTAGAATATTTTCTCCTTCTTTAACTTCTGTTGGTATTTTAGGATCGATTCTATCTTCAATCATATCTTTGAAGTTATCAAGCCAGTCGTCAGATGTTCTGTTGTCTTTTTTGTAATCGGGGTGAAAAGCAATATTTAATTTATCTTGACCATTGTGATTAACAAATTTATATGAGCTCACCGCAGAAGGGTCGAGACCATATTTTTCACATTCTTCAATTAGTCTATCTTCGATGTTTGCTTTTTCTGGTTTTTTCTTATCTTCAGGTTTAGGAAAATCAAAATTTATAGATTTAGAATTATCATAGTCTTTTGTATCTGTAGTAGATTCAAAATCAATAAGTCCTATTTCTTCTATTGTTTCGACAACCTTATCAATAAGGCCTGCTTTTTTTAAAATATCATATACATGACTTCTACATGTTCTATCTGTAACATCAATATTATATTTATTTTTTATAAATTCTCCAATTTTTCCTCTTTTCATTCCTGACTTAAAAGATTTAATAATATAATCTTCATTAGAATAAAAATATCTTTTTATACCAGTTTCTTCTCCCATAATGTTTTTAATTTACATGAATTTTTTTACGTTTTTGACATATTCTCCATAGTCATACCACGAACTTATTTGTCCATAATAAGGAGTTACATCTCTCCAATATCTACTTGCTTTTGTTTCTCCTTTATGATATCCACTTTTATATACTGACCAATCTTCCCATGTAACTAATGGTTCTAAAGAATAGCCTATTGCTTTTGCTATTTTTTCTGTCATACCTAAAGTAGCTGATGGAGATCTTAAAATCTTTGGAACTTCTAAAGGATTTATCCAGAAACCAACTTCAGATTTTAATCTATACATTTGATATACTGTAGCATTAAGTAATAAACTATCATCGTCATCTCCTCCTATTTCAGCTAATGCATTTACTACTACAGTAAGTAAAGCAAATGTAGCAAGTTCTGTGACTGTAGATTTAAGTGCAGATTTCTTCCATTCAGGAAGATTATTATATCCATTTTCTCCTCTATATGCTGTTATTAGTGCTATACCTTCAGTATCTCTAACTAATTGTCTCATGAAGTTATAAGCTATACGATAATTACCTCCGATGTGAGCTCCTAATTGTTGATTAAATGCATATTCTACAGAAGACTCTACTATTTTATGTTTTTTAAATTCTTTTCTAGTTTTAGAACTATTAGTAACCTTATTATTTCTTAGAAATTCTTCAAATGTTGTTTCTGTAGGAATCCCTGCTTCATTTGGGACCATTCTTTTTTCATTTCCAGAATTAAACTTCTCTGGAGCAAAACGTCTATCAAATCCAGGCTGTAACCAACTTCTAAATAGCAAAGCAAGTCTATATTGCCATTGTTTATTAGCAGCAGCTTTGGTAAGTTTAGAGTAGTTACCGTGACTTCTTCTATATAATGCTTTAATTCTTTCAGTTAGTTTAGCCATTTCTTCATTACTAACAGAACTAGTTGTAATGTTATCTTCTTTCTTTAAAGTTTCAAATACTGAAGTAAGAGCTTCAAATTTTTTCTTTTCTGCTTTATTATTAGCTACTCCTTCTTTTACCATATACTCTTGAAAGCTATAAACTTTTCCATCTATTACTTTATGAGAAAGTAGTATTGCTACAGCTTGTTCTACTTGAATTTCGTGCTCTCCTCCTTCCTGCATTAATTGACTAGCATTAGACATAAATCTATTTGCTGCTACATGAGAAGGTAAAGGGTTGCCAAAATCATCAAATGCTTGAAAAATATTATGCTGATTCATAAAGACATTAATCATATTGTCATTATATCTCTTAGTAGCATCAGATAAAAAACCAGGTAAATTTTTAGCATATATTGCTTTAGCTTTTCTTAAATGAGTACTAGTATAAAATTGGCCTCCTCTACCTTCAAAGAAGTTTGCCATATTACCCATTACTAAATTATTTAATGCTGAACGAGGATTAAATCCTAATTGAACTGTTGCTGTAAGTCCTCTTATTGTATCTGCTGTTTTACCAACATTTAAGTTTCCTGCAAATTCTGTATTTTTAAATTCTCCATATAACTGCATATCAACATTGTCAATAAGCATTTTATATGCGTTAAATTCTATTGCACTTTTTGTATTTTCTTTAGTTGTTCCCTTAGTTAAATATTTTTTAGAACCTAATTTTTGTGTAACTTGTCTTTTATCAGATAGTAACATTTTAATTCCTTCTATTTCAGTAACTATGCCATTCATAGTTTCATAATTATCAGCCATAGTTACAAATCTAGAAAGAGAAGATTCTAAATCTACTGATATATCATTAGGATCAATTTTTTCATGACTTACATATTTAATAGGAACTACTTTGATAACTTTACCATTTTCATCAGTTAAAGTTTCTATATATTCAGTTTCGTCACTTGTAAATGTAAATTTTTCTTGAGTCGATTTAATAGTACTTTTTATAACTCCTGTAGAAGATTTATCTGCTATTCTTTCGTCTAAATTTTTAAGTATAGCAGGAAGTTCAGTTCCTTTTCTAAAGTTTTTATGAATTTTCTTTTGAGCGTTACTGTACTCTAAATGAAAGAAGTTTAAGAATCTAAGTTGAGGAGCAGGTAAAGCTTTACCTTTTTCTGAATTAGGGTGAATATAATGACCAGTTAACTTTCCGTTTCCATCTCTTTCAAGCATAAAATTATACATTGCTTCATGAGATACTTTCTTACCTTGAAACTTTTGAAGAAGTTCTGCCTCTACTCTTAATTTAGTTTGTTGAAAATATTGTTCTCTTTTAGCTACTTCGTTCTTCTTTCTCTCTATTGCTTTTGCTACTAATGCTAATACTTGATCTCTAGAATCAGCCATAGCTCCAAACTTAGCAGTAAGATTATGAACATCGTCTGTCATATGGACAAACATACTTTGAAGTTTCTTTTTAGTAAGATTAGGATCAGAATTAAACTGCATTAGAAAATCAGCTCCTAAGTCATATGTTAATTTTAGATAAGTATCTTTAGCGCTTTGTATATTACTTTTAATTACAGCAATATATTTATTTCTAAATTCTCTATCTATTATTTCTTCATCAAATCTAGGATCGCTAATAGCGACACCTTCCATTTCACCAAAAAAGTTTGTAACAACATCAAAACTAGATAAAGCGTCCATTGCTTTTTCTAATCGTTGAAGTTGTTTTCTTTTATCTTCTTTTGTTGCGCCTTTAGCGTAATATTTTTTTTCTATATCTGTTATACTTTTAATATCTATATTATTAGAACGTTCAAATCCATAATAAATAAAATTCAATACTGCAGTACTAAATTCTTTATCTCTAATTTCTCTAGTTATAGAGCTTATTAGTTTATTCATTTTTGCTACTCCTCCTTTTTGATTCTTAGCTTCATAGATAGTCTTCTTCTTTCTTAGAATATCTATAGAACGTCTAGCTAAAAGTTCGAGCTTTCTTAATGATTCTGCAGATTTATCCCCTTTTTCAAGAGATTTAGTTTTTTCTTTAATGACTTTTTCCTCTTTCTGTAATTCTCCAAGAGTCATAGTATTAGCTTCATTAGTATGAAAAGTTCCAGCTACTTGTACCTGTGTATGAGTTGCTACTGCTACTGTTCCTACTTTAGAGTCAAAACTAGCTACGTTAAGAAACATAGGTTTTATTTCTCCTATAGAAGGTACAGGAAAATGACCAGAGTAACCTGAAGAATCGAATTGTCCAGCTTTCTTTTTATCAGAAGTAAATGTATCAAAAGAATCTAGATTATACATCAACATTGGTTCGCCTTGCTTATTTACAGCAGCTGATACATTTATAGGACGATTAAGAATAACTTTTTTTGTTCCGTCTCTTTTTGATATAGCCTGAGCGCTTCCTTTACCGAATCGGTCATTTAATTCTTTAGCGTGAGCTGAAGCAGCCTCTCTAGTTTTATGATTAGGAATAAGAATATTATCTTTAATATAATCATAGTTATAATACAATTCCCAGTTACCAAAAAACTGTTTGAAGTCTTCTGAGTGAATCTTTATAAATACAGTGTCTGCAATATCTTCACCATAAGTATCTATTAACTCTTTATATAGTGTACTTTTTCCTTTACCAAGGGTGTCTAACGAACATGCCATTATTTACAATTTTTTCTACCGTGTAAGTCATTAATTTTTGCTACTGTAAGAGCATCTGGATAAATGTCTGCAAAATCAGATTTTTGATCAATGTTATACGCCATAAGTTTAAAAGGTATCCCTTCTCTTTCTATTACATTGTAAGTTGCTCTATCTCCTTTGTCTCCACTTTCCTTCTTAAATAAAACGTTTTGCTTAACACTTTTATCAAAAGTAATGAAATAATCTACAAATCCCATGTCTTTATCAAATAATTGTCTATTGCTATCTGTTGCAGTAAAGGCTTCTCCTTGTATATGTTTCTGATCTATCTTCTTCATTTTAGGAATAAGATTCCGTGCTTGAGTATTATTTTTTACAAATCCTTCGAAGAATCCTTTAAAGAATTTTCCATTTTCAAATACTGTATAATTATTATTAAAAAACTCAATCATTGATTCCTCTTTCCCTGGTTGTAAGGATAATTGTCTATCGCTCCACACTTCTATAGGGATTAAATCTGCATAAGAATTAGGTCCTGAATCAAATCCTTTAGATAGAACTTGATAGTAAACTAAATTTTTAGCTAAGTCTCGAACTTCTGGTAAAGGATGTTCATATAATTTTTTAAAAGAATGAGTTATATTATTGATTTCTTTTACGTCGTTATCATATCCAAACTCAAACATTAAAGATTTAACTTCACTAAAAGGAACTTCTTCTCCCCTTCCATTTACAGTTATTTCTTTATTTTTAAAATTATCAGGATGAGGAAATAATCTATTTAAAAATGCATTTCCTTTAAGACTGAATAAAGCATCCCCTTCTTCTGAATCTTCAATCTGAGTCTTAATACTTATTAATTGTCTATCTATAGAATTATCTCCTTTCATTAAGTAATTAATAGAAGCGGTTGAGAATAATGGAGAAATAGGACTTACAATATGTCTTTGACTAAACATATAAAGTAAAGAGTGTTTATTAATTACTTTATAATCTTCAGCTGTAAATCTTCTTTTATTCAATCCTTCTCTCATTAATTCTTTAGCTTTATTTATTCCACTCTTTTGAAAAGGGAAAAATAAATCAGACAATTCTTTAGCTGTTTCTAATCCACCTCTAAAGGCTTTAGATAATCTAAAATCATCTCCTCGAACTAGTCCTTCAAATCCAGTAAAGAATCTATTTCTTCCATTAGGATTATCATCGCTTTCTAAATCTTCTACTTCTTTTAAAATGGCGAAAAATTCTTCTAATTGAGCAACATTTGAAAATTTAACTCTATCAGCATTAAGAATTTTATTTAAATTATTCATCATTCTACCTGCATCGTGATAAAGAATAAAATTATTTATAACTTCTTCTTGACTCAATGCATCCTTTACATCTAGACCTATATTATCTTGAAGTTCTTTAGTTGATATATTAACAGTTCCATTTAGACCTTCTATTTTTATATTATTATATCCTTTTTCTTTTAAAAACTTATTAGCTAAAGTTCTAATTTGAGAAGGATTACCATTTTCATTAATATAGTAATTAGTAAATTCTCTAATGATAGGCTGATTTCTAAAGTACGCTGCAATTTCTCCTGGATCTCCAGTTAATTCATCTTTGCCTTTAACTTGTAATCCATTGTTGCTAATCCCTGAAGAGATAATTAGGGATGTAACAGGAGATGTAAATGCATTATCATTTAATACTTCCATCATCGGCTCATTAGGATTATCCACAGACATATTCAAGTGCTTGTTGAAATGTTCTGTAATTGGATTACCTAATTCGTCGTATTCTTCAGATACATTTTGAATATTTTTGCCGTCAAACTTTACTGAGTATTGCTCATTTAATAAAACAGGTTGCTTAGAGTGTTGTCTTATTGCCTGACCATTTAATGCTACAGCATAAATACCAATACCAACTTTACCCATTTTATTTCTTATCTCAAGGTCTATTTCAGTAGACCAATTAGCAGGATCTAACTCAGAAATATAATCTTTTAACTTTGGAGCCATTATTTCTACTAATTGAGGAAACGTTTGAGAATCTACAGAAGTAATAAGCTCTTTACCTACTACAGGATTAGTAAGAATGCCTAATGCAATATCTAGAAATGCATTTTCTAATGACTCTCTTTCAGCGCCGTGGAGATTTTCAAGATCATAAGAAACTTTTTCAGCTACTAATTTAGGTTTAAGTTCTTTAAACTTTTTATTTAAAAATGATAATGTTTTTTTCCTAGCTTCTATAAGGTCTCCAATGTCTGCAACTCCTGAATCAGAAATTATTGTCATATCTTGGACATAGTCTTCATCTTCCATTAACTTGCTAGCATCTTTTCTAGAAATGTCAAAACCTCTCTTTTTCATTTGTGAAACAAAAGATCCTTTTTCGTCAAAGATATCTCCATTTTTAGTTTTCCATTTGATATCATAGTTAGGCATCATTAAGAATAACTTATCAATATCAAAATCCGACCCCATTTGAGTAGTAATTTCTCCAGGTACAATTATTGCTTTTCCTTGTGAGGGAGTTAAAATCTTTCTAATTCGTA